AAAGAATAAAAAACGATGATGTTTATGTAAGCACAATGCATGCCATGGGCAGAAAAGAGTGTGATTTAAATACTAAAACAAGTTTATTAAAAGGTAACAAATGGAAAGGATTTAAAAACTTTTCAAGAATATGCAGTGACTTATCTTTTGAGTCTGCGATAGATCACAACGGATATGTACAGTACGTTAATCCGCATATGAAGATTATGGAATATGCTAGGAATAAAAAGATACCTTTGGATGAAGCAGCAATACAATTAGAATTACATTACAGCACAGATATTTTTTTAACTCAGCAAATCAAAACAGATCTAGATACATATAAAGAAGATACAGGTATGTTTGAATACGCTGATATGATTTCCAAGTTTGTCGAGGGAGATAAGTGTCCACCACTACACTGTGTTTTCCTCGATGAAGCCCAAGATCTGAGTCCTCTGCAATGGGACATGTTCTTTTACATAGAGAGTAAGTGTGCTCGTTCATATATTGCAGGGGATGATGATCAAACCATCTATACTTTTCAAGGTGCAGATCCAAAGATATTTATTGATTTAAAAGGTACCTTTGATTCTCAAATACAATCACGTAGGATTCCAAGAGCGGTGCATAGAATAGCTAGTTCTATACTACCTCACATGTCAAAGCGTATGGAAAAAGAATGGTTACCTAGAGATGAAGAGGGTGAAGTACATCACAACGTACAGTTTGAAGATATAGATTTTTCTAAAGGCAGCTGGCTTGTATTGACTCGTACGAATAAAATGTTAGAAAGTTTACGTGATCATTTACACAGAATGAATTATAGATTTGAAGCCAAGTCTCAAGAATTATTACCTAACAAAATGTTAAGTGCGTACAAGGTGTGGAAACGTTTGAACGATGGAGCCTATGTAAGTAAAGACGATGTAAAAGATCTTTGGGATTTTCTTACGGTAAAGGATGGACATTTAGAAAGAGGATACGCTGGAGGCAAGACACTACAAAACATTACCTCTGTTAACTTAGAGGGACTACGAGCTGAACACGGGTTGCGAGCGACGGGGAGCTGGGAGACACTAAACTTTCCAGAAGACAGTAAATTATATATTAAAAAATTATTAGAGTCAGGTGATGATTTAATGAAACCTGCAAGAATAAAATTATCTACAATACACAGAGTGAAAGGTGATGAAGCAGACAACGTTGTTTTGTTTACAGACATAGAAAGAATTATCTATGACTCAGCAAAGAGAGACGCGGATCCAGAGCACCGTACATTCTACGTAGGTACAACAAGAGCAAAACAAAAACTATTTATAACTAATCAAGGTTATGAATATCAATATAATATAGGAGCACCAGTAATATGACAGATGTAAATATGTTTGAAAAAATAATGGATGAAGAGAAGCCACACTACAAGCAGGTTGGCGGATCCCATTACATGTATTTTGACATTCAGCCATACGAGTTTATTTCAAAAAATAATCTCTCGTTCTTCCAAGGCTGTGTTATAAAATACGTTTGCAGATACATGCACAAAAACGGAGTTGAAGATCTCGATAAAATCATTCACTATTGCGAATTAGAGAAAAAGAAGTTAAAAGATAAAAAGAAGAAAAAGAAATAATGTTTACAGTTCAAACTGAGTGGGATTGCCCTGAAAACTTTCCAGATTTATCTGACGCAAAGTATATTGCAATTGACTTAGAAACAAAAGATCCTGACTTAAAATCAAAAGGTTCTGGGGCCATACAAGGACACGGAGAGATTGTTGGTATAGCTGTAGCTACAGAAGGATGGAAAGGATACTATCCAATAGCACATGAAGGCGGTGGTAACATTGACAGAAGAACAGTATTAGAATGGTTTAAAAAAGTTTGTGCTACGGACTCTTACAAAATATTTCACAATGCAATGTATGATGTATGCTGGATAAAAGCATATGGTATACCAATCAACGGACATATCATGGACACCATGGTTATGTCTTCTTTAATAGATGAAAACAGATTATCTTACACATTAAATAGTATTTCTTTTGAATATCTTAGAGAAGTAAAAGACGAGAAAGCTTTGAAAGAAGCTGCAGAGTCTTGGGGTATTGATCCAAAAAAAGAATTATACAAACTACCTGCAATGTATGTAGGTAATTATGCAGAGAAAGATGCTGAGCTTACATTAGAATTATTTAAGGCTTTATCAAGAGAGATACAAAGAAAAAATCTTGTAGAGATATTTGATTTAGAAACACAGTTGTTTCCGTGTTTAATAGATATGAAATTTAAAGGTGTTCGTGTCGATATCGAACGTGCTCATATGCTGAAACAGCAGTTAAGTAAACAGGAAGAAGAACTCCTATTAGCAGTAAAAAAAGAAACAGGAGAAGATGTGCAAATATGGGCAGCACGATCGATCGCCAAAGCATTCGATAAGTTGTCTTTACCTTACGCCAGAACCGAGAAAACAGACTCACCTTCATTTACAAAAAATTTCCTTTCCACTCATGAACATCCTATGGTTAAGAATATAGCAAAAGCAAGAGAGATAAACAAGGCACACACTACCTTCATAGATACAATACTAAAACATCAACATAGAGGTAGAATACATGCAGATATAAACCCTATAAGATCTGATCAAGGAGGCACCGTTACAGGTAGATTTAGTTATTCAAATCCTAACCTGCAGCAGATACCTGCAAGAAATAAAGATCTAGGTCCTATGATTCGTTCTTTATTTTTACCAGAAGAAAATTGTAAGTGGGGTTGTTTTGATTACAGTCAACAAGAGCCAAGACTTGTAGTGCACTATGCAGCTACAACAGAGCCAATTTCTTTTGATCAATCAGTAAGAGATATTGTAGAAAAATTTAAAGATGACTCAGTAGATTTCCACCAAACAGTTGCAGACATGGCAAACATATCTAGGACACAAGCTAAGACGATCAATTTGGGTCTTTTCTATGGTATGGGTAAAACAAAACTACAAGCTGAATTAGGTCTAAATACAAAACAAGAAGCAGAAGATTTATTTTATCAGTATCACGAGAACGTACCTTTTGTTAGAGATCTGATGAACTACACATCAAGACATGCACAATCAGCTGGATCTATTGGCACTCTTTTAGGGCGTAGATGTAGATTCACAAAATGGGAACCAAATAGATTTGGTATGCATAAGCCTATGGATTTTGTTGAAGCAGAAAGAACTTATGGTAGAGGACATATACGTAGAGCTTTTACTTACAAGGCCTTGAATAAATTGATACAGGGATCTGCTGCAGACATGACAAAGAAAGCTATGTTAGATTTATATCAAGAAGGAATTATACCTCATATACAGATACATGATGAATTAGATATATCTGTTGAGTCAGACAGTATGGCAAAAAGAATAATTGAAATTATGGAGAATGCTGTTAGTCTCGCTGTTCCCAATAAAGTCGACTATGAATCTGGGGACACTTGGGGAAGTATTAATGATTAATTATGGCTTATTTAAATGCAAACATACCGGTAACTTATGCTCAAATTAAGAGAGAGTATCTCTATGATCTTAGAAAACATCATGGCG